CTAATCGATGGACAGTTTATGGACACTTTCAGCCAGCGGATTAAAGTTGATCGCGTCCTGTAAAAAGTCCGGCGAAAAATGAGCGTACGTCATTGTTTGCTGAATCGTTGCGTGCCCCAGGATTCGTTGCAACGTAACAATATTTCCGCCATTCATCATAAAGTGTGTGGCAAATGTATGACGCATGACATGCGTAGCCTGCCCCTTCGGCAAATCCGGTTTCACCTCCTGAAGAATCTCCCGGAACTTCAGATAATCAACCTGATACAATAACCCCGTTCGACGGGTTTTAATCAGAGGCACGACCGAATCCGCCACAGGAACCGAACGGGATTTTCCGTTTTTGGTGTTAAAGAACGTCACCCGGTTGCCAACGATATGCTCTCCACGTAGTTCCGATGCTTCACTCCATCGGGCACCAGTAGAAAGACACAGAATGGCAACACGACGCGCATCACCCTCCAGTCGTTCAAGAAGCCGTTCAATCTCATCATCAGAAAGAAAGGCCATCTCTGTGTTCTGAACTTTCAGTTTTCGTATACCGCGTACAGGGTTCGCGTTGTGAAAGACCTCAGCTTCAATCAGCACCGTGAACATGGTAGACAGTACGCATAAGTCACGATTAATACTGGACGGCATTAATCCGGCCTGTAATTTCTCTGACCGATATTCAAGCATAAATTTTCGCGTCATCTGACTGGCGCGAGGATCTCCCATTTCACGAACAACCTTCCCTAGCCTAACCCTGTAGCTATCCCCGTAAGCCTGATTACGCCCATCAAGCATCCACCACGCATCAAGCAGCTCTGATAATCGCCGCTGATCAGCTGGCTTAGCCTGCCATGGCTTGTCATGAAAGTTCTGTAACACATACTTCTCAAACTCCTGAGCCTTTGATTTCAGGGCAAAGATTTTTCGAATCCGCTTTCCTTCCGCCCCCTGCGGTCTGACATCGACCTGATAACGTCCGTCTTTGAGTTGCTTAATCGACATGATTAGCCCCTCCAACGGATAAATTAACTAAACACTCCTTGCGATATGTAATTCGCTCAATGTGTAGAGTCAGCCAACATTGCGGCCTGATCGGGGTGATTTTTGGGTAATACCGATTGAAACCTGATCGCCCTCCGACTGAATAGATCCATCAAGAGAGAGAGCCGGAGCAATCTGCCCGGCGACAGGTAGCGTCTTATCTTTTATTAGCCACAGCATGTATTTTTCAAAGCGATCGACTTGCAGAACCGCCTCAACGATTTTTGCTCTAGCGTTCTTTTGCCCCGATTCGTAATTCCTTATGGTTGCCAAAGACAACCCAGTAATATCCGCAAACTGCTTTTGTGTTAACCCTTCCGCCTTACGTATCTGACGTAACTTTTTTGCATAGTCTATTGACAAGATAACCATTTGAGTATTAACCTCTCGCACAAAGATAACCTTTTGGTTATCTTTACAAGCCAAAACAAACCATCACAAGGCGCGACAAGCGCACCAACGCAAGAGGATAACAAATGCGGGACTTCATTGCCGATAAAGAGTTATCTGACCACCAACCACTTCAGGAAAGTGACGCACTCAGCGGATCCATTGATGCCGCCAACGACGACGAACACGAAGAAAACAAGAAAAAGCGTTCCTACAAAAAAGGAGCGACTTTACGGCTGGATGGTCCGATCGCCGGGCTTTGCTCTCTGGAAAAAGGCGCGGCATATATTGGGCTAACAAAATCTGCACTGCGCGTAGCCATTCATCGCGGTCAAATGCCGGGACACAAGACGCGCACAAACCCGGAAGATGAAAACTCAGACGGAGTATGGTGGTTTAACGCCAAAGAGTGGGACAAGTTGGCTGATGAGCTACCAGAGCACGAGCCCCCAGAATGGCACAACTGGAAAAGTTACTGGACGTATGACCGCCAGAAAAGGAAGTTCTCTCCAGCTAATAAAGAAGACTGCCAGACCATTAACGGTAAGCGAGTTTATACAGGCAGAAGCTCAAAACTGGACCAACTCAGAAACAACAGAGGCAACTAATCGTATGAAAACAAACACGCCAGATTTCACAATAACTATTTCAAAAAATGACCAACCATTAATTGATAACCTGAAATACCTTGCGGAAAAACATAATAACGGACGAATTGCAATTAATTTACGACACATCACAGGAGTAACAATTGTAACCAGTTACTGGCATCTATATCTAATCGCTAAATCAGTACTTGAAAACAAAGATTCTGTTGTCAATGGAAGAGATATAGATACTCTTCCTGCACAAATCAAACCGATAGCCTATCAATTGCGTAATCGTTTTAAAAATGAAGGTGGGATTATATTTGACTTTCCCGCAGCTGTAGCCGTGAGCTTCTCTCGGGAGGATATACTTCACTCATTTCGTTTTGCTCTATCAGGTGACGAGACATTATGGCAGCTAGAAGATGCCGGGAGCAGCCCGGCATAAATCAAATTAAAAATCAACCAGTTGTGTGACAGGTGGGTATTTACGCTGAATTTTGTCAGTTACTAACGCCAGTAATATATGAATCTCTGCGTTTAATGCGTCTTTATCACCCGTCGTTTTTACCCTGGGAGGGTTAATGTTATCCAGAGCAGCACTAAGTTCACTCAACAAATTAACAACTTTTTTATCTTCTGACATGAAAACCCCTTAACAATTTAATTAAACATAAGCCAGGACCTGAACCGGCCAGTCCAAGTCCTAGACACACAAAAAATACCACAAATCAATACAAGGTGACACGAGTACACCTTACCGAAGGTACAGAGTTTTAATATGAAACTACAGCGCAATTATTCACAGCAGCGCTTCCGCAACGGTGCGGAACGCCATGCTAACCGTTTCGCTATCAGTGCATCACGTAGCAACTCTCGCTACAGCCTGAGCGAAACACACGCAACGCCGGATGGCTACCCAATAAAACAAATCGGCGAGCATACCTGGCTGATTGAGAAAGCTGGAATTGTGGTCCACAAATGCCCACGCAATCCGTTTACCGGAAACCGCATTTTTGCATTGAGCTGCGGCGACAATCAGTTCGGGCAGGATTTCACATTATACGAAGCACTTCGCACGGTTGATCGTCTGCTTCGCGGGCAAAGTTTTATTAAACAGGCTGATTTATAACAGGTGCGTTATGACCAAAGAGCATGCACAAGGTGTATTTATCCGTTTTATTGATTTTCGCGGTGAACTGTTATTACGTGCATCCGCTATTGACGGAGTGACTCCGGCGGGTAAAAACGGAGCCGACGAAGCCACTTACGTTTATCTGAACGGCACGCGACTGCTTGTGGAACTTCCGTACCAGACCGTACGAGAAATCATTAGCGAAGCTGAAAAGGCACGCCAGGCTAATGGCGATGAACCCTATATCGAAATTATTTGTATGGATTCAGAAGCTGAAATACAGAAAGCAGATTAAAGGGCGTTGTGATGGGCAAAGAATATAAAACTCTCATTAACAAAGCACTTGAGCGTTTTTATTTTCGCTTAAGTGCATCAGGCGCTCATGCTGAACGTGCGGCCCGTGACTCATTGACCAGAGCAATCCGAAGTCTGTATGACGTGGCTTTTTACGCTGATGATCTGGATGCACTTAACGAACTTTCCGAGCTGATCTGTGCCGCAGAATGCGGGGAACATATTGAACCGTATAAGCTGGGGAATATCGCATGAGTATATTTATCTCATGGCTTGTTCTGATTATTTCGGTGGCCTGCGCTATTGGGATTATGCGAATTATTCATTCAGTAAAAAAGATTGAGCGTTTTTTCACTGAAGAATAACAGCACAAATAAAACACACGATTAAATAAGAAAACATGAAAACAATCCGCACTCGCGGAGGTATCCATATATATAAACACGAGGTTAGCATGCTCAGGACAAATCAAAAAATACTGAAGGATGCATATTTTGACAGGGGGCGAGATCTCGCAAAGCTTTGCGCCGCACTAAAAGAAATCAGTCAGTATTTCACTGATATTGAAGATGATATAGCTAACAAAGGTGCCAGTATTACATTAGCGAACAGAGCACATTTTATGGGCTTTAATGTTTTCACAGCCATAAGAACATTAAAAGAACAAAAAGAAGAAATAGAAAAGCTCAAATACAGACATAAAGTCAAGAGGGTGTAATGGCAATTAAGCATTTTCCTGTCGTTCGCTTCACCTCCAGAGACCGCGAATACGAGGTCGACGAACGACTGATTACCACTATCGACAAACATCGTTCGGAAAAGGATGCACATCACATCTATCTCACTGACGGCACTTACTTCTGCGCCACGAATGTGGTGCGGGTGAACCTTATCCGACAGGTACAGGAGTCACGCAGATGACCATTCTGGACTACATCGCTACCCATCCGGGTTGTAGCGGCGGAGAAATCGCCGCAGCACTGAATACCCCAACCACAGCCATCAATGCTGAGTTACGCCGACTCTGGCGCGGCGGCTTAGTCATCAGAACAAACCGCAGCACAGGTGGTCGCGCTCGCAAAGCAGGAGGCCAGGCTTCTTACCACGTAAATCCGATGCCGTTCGGGTGTAGCAATCCACTTACTCACATGTTTAACCTGCTACTGAAGGAAGCCAGAGCATGAGCGCCATCAACCACCAGGAATTACGCGAACTGGCGACTGACCTGCAACGAATGGCAACGCATCAAAAATTACTGGCGTTTCGCGCAATGCTCTCGCCATCTGCCGTGCTGGCACTGCTGGATGAGCTGGAGCACGCCAGAACCATGGCTCCTGCCATTCGTCTGACGCTCCATCATGAAATCAAGGATTTTTGCGCGACGCTGGAGTCACCAGGTGAATCAGAAACGCCGGAAGCAATGCAGCAGGAGCTGCTGCAACGCATCGACAACGTTTTCGATTTTTTCCTTAACCAGTAAAGGACCGCGATATGAACAAAAAGACCTGGTTTCGCGCATACATGTGGGCGCTGGTATGCGTCCTCGTCTCTCTCATTCTGTATGCAGGACTACTCCCCCGAATGATTTCATCAGACAGCTCCTTCCTGGTATTGCTGGGAATTTTCATTGCCATGCTGTACCCGGCAGGCGTTGTTCGCCTTTTCAGTAAGTACATCAAGGAAATCAAACAATGAAGAAATTCAGACTCTTTCAGATTCTCCCGCTTTTTGCCGCCATCCTGCTGGTTGGTTGCGATCGCGTTGAGCCAGGTAATGTGGGCATCAAAGTCAACAAACTGGGCGACGACAAAGGCGTCGGTGAAGTGGTTGGCGTTGGCCGCTACTGGACAGGCTGGAATACAGAGGTTTACATCTTCCCGACCTTCAAACAAATGAAGAGTTACGATGAGCCGTTCAACTTCCAGATGAGTGACGGCACAACCATCGGCTATCACATCGGCGTGGCCTACAAAGTTGATCCATCCAAAGTTACCACGGTGTTTCAGACCTACCGCAAAGGCGTGGACGACATTACCGACACTGACCTGCGCCAGAAGATCGCCGATGCACTCAACCGACTGGCCAGCAAAATGACCACCGATAAGTTTATCGACGGTGGTAAGTCTGAACTGCTGGATTCAGCACTTAAAGATATTCAGGAAGAGATGACCCCCATCGGTATTCAGGTCATGAGCCTCTCTTATGTCGGTAAACCGGAATATCCGCCAACCGTTATCGACAGCATTAACGCCAAAGTCACGGCAAACCAGAAAACCCTGCAACGCGAACAGGAAGTCAAGCAGCGCGAAGCAGAAGCCAACATGTTGCGCGCAGAAGCTGCCGGACAGGCCGATGCCATTCGCACAAAAGCCCAGGCTGAAGCCGACGCCATTCGTTTACGCGGCGAAGCTCTGCGCCAGAATCCCGGCGTTATGGAGCTGGAAGCAATCAACAAATGGAACGGCACGCTGCCACAATACATGACCAGTAACACCGCTGTTCCGTTCGTTCCCGTGAAGTAATGACACCCGGCCAGTGCAAACCGCTGGCCGGAGCAGCATCAGGATTTTTTAGTATGCCGTTCTCACAAAAAAACCGCTTGCCATGCCGCAATCAGTCAGGTTACATTTCCGCTGCACCTCATAAAACGGGGGCCGGGATTGGAACCCCGCAGACTACAAGAGCGCACAACCGCGCCAGCGGTTTTTTTGTGCGTACTGTATTGCCACGTCTTTTTCGCACACGAATTATGGTGGGGCGTACGGGGCCGATTTCGGTCGGGCCGGGATCTCTTGTAGCCGGTAGTTCCAACCCTGTACGTCTCACCACCCCGAGCTTGGAACCTCTGGATGGTGAGTTTTCACAACTTACTACAAGAGGCCACATATCATGGCAAACCGCAAACAGCACCGCGCTATCGCGGAGCGTCGTCACATCCAGACTGAAATCAACCGCAGACTTTCCCGCGCATTCCGCGTCGCTAAAATCATGCACATCAATATGCTGCATGAGCGTAGCTGCGAACTTTCAAACCTCTACTCATCCGCTGTTTTCAGCTATCTGGCGGATGATCTGCGCGAGCTTCAGCAGCTCATCCAGCAGCAAAACAAACTCCATTAATTCCTGTTCCGGGCCTTTCCTGCACCTTGCGGCGGGAGGCCTTCGCACATCTGTAACAAGAGGATTGCCGCAATGATTCTCGCCAACGACTTTCTTGAATACCTGCTCAACACAGAGCGTGATCTTGCCGTTCGCGTGCGTGAACGTTATGACATGTACCTGAAATACCTGCCTGTACCGCAGCTCGCTGACGGAAAGATTGTTATTGATGGTCGCTACATGATTGACAGCCACGAGGGAAATTACAGGCTTTACCGCATTGAAGGTGGCACCCCGTACGTTATTGGCATTTACCAGCGCCCATCCTCTGCAATCGTCGATGTGATTGCCGACAGCATCCGCATCACACATCGCCATGCCGACACAGAAGACACCGTGCTGGAAATTCAGCGGCTGGCTACAGTCTGCCGCGACACCCTGAATGGTATGACGAAGTAAATCACTATGACGGCAGAGTACATCAGGGACTGGCAACAACCGCGCCACGCAGTGGGGCGTGAAGGAACGGGGATCCCCGCTCCTGAATCCGCGCTTTCCTCCTGGCTGGATGCCTACCAGGCAGAGAACGAGCGCCGACAGGAAAAGGCTGATGCGGCGTTCTCCGCCACGCCGCTGGGCAACCTGATTAATAAAAGCCTGGACGCACAGGAAAAACAGGACAAAACCATCACGCTGGCAGGAGACGCCAGAAGACAGGCACGCGGCGCGGTGGATGAAGCCATGGCCTCGCTGCGCCTGCTGCCGTCCTATCTGCGCGATCCGCTTATTCGCCACCTCTCCTTCCTGCGCAAAAAACAGGAAGTCGATCGCCGGAAAGGCAAAAAGAGCTGGCAGGCAGAACGCTATGCACGCGGAACCCTGCGCAAAATATTCGAACGTCTGGATCGCACTGACGGACACTGGCTGACACCGGGTTATCGCTCCCTTGCCGGACGCGAACGCCTGGACGATTTGCTTTACCTGCCGCAGCTCAACAAACACCAGATACAGACGCTGGCCACCATGACGGCGGCGATGTTCAGCAGCACCTTCGAAAAACTCTGCGATGGCTTTGGTGCGACTGATGGCGAGCTGACCATGGATGTAACGCTGAAGGCGTATCAGATGCTGGCCCGCATGGCGTTACACCTGCACGCCATGCCTCCGCATTATGACGCACTGACAACAGACAAAGGCCGGAGGAACGAACCAGACACGGAGCTGCTGCCGGGCGCAATCCTTCGCCTGACCTGTGCGGAATGGTGGAAACGCAAACTGTGGCTGTTACGTTGCGAGTGGAGAGAAGAACAACTCCGCGCCGCCTGTCTGGTTTCCAGAAAAACATCGCCCTATCTGAGCCAGGATGCGTTAAGCGAGTTTCGCGCACAGCGCGAGAAAACACGCGATTTCCTGAAAAGTTTCATGCTGGAAAACGAAGACGGGTTCACGATTGATCTTGAGACAGTGTATTACGCGGGAGTAAGTAACCCGGTTCACCGTAAGGCAGAAATGATGGCCACCATGAAGGGGCTGGAACTTCTGGCCGAAGCCCGTGGCGACAGAGCGGTGTTTCTGACTGTCACCTGCCCGTCAAAATACCACGCAACAACGGAGAACGGTCATCCGAATCCCAAATGGAACGGGGCCACTATGCGCGACTCCAGCGATTACCTGGTTAACTCGTTTTTTGCGGCGGTCCGCAAGAAACTGAACCGCGACGGCCTGCGCTGGTATGGCATCCGCACGGTGGAGCCTCACCATGACGGCACCGTGCACTGGCATATGATGGTCTTTGCTCATCCGGAAGAAATCGACACCATTGTGTCCCACACCCGCGATATTGCCATTCAGGAAGATCGTCACGAGCTGGGTGATGATATTACCCCACGCTTTAAGGCAGAGTACGTCGACGGCTCAAAAGGCACACCGACCAGCTACATCGCCACCTACATCGGAAAGAACCTGGACAGCCGCGCCGTGGATGGTATCGACCCGAAAACGGGCAAGCCACGCGTTGACCACGAAACCGGAAAATCAATGGCCGAGAGCGTGGAGCGCGCCATCGGCTGGGCGCGCCTTCACCGGGTCCGCCAGTTCCAGTTCTTTGGCATCCCCTCCCGTCAGGTGTGGCGTGAACTGCGCCGCCTTGCCAGCCAGATGGCACGCAACCCGGAAGGCCCGCAACGGCTGAAGGATGACGCAATGGATGCAGTGCTCGCTGCCGCTGATGCCGGGTGTTTTGCCTCCTACATTGAAAAACAGGGCGGCGTACTTGTTCCACGCAAAGACTACCTGATTCGCACCGCCTACGACCTCGCAGATGAGCTGAACGATTACGGCGAACAGAGCGTACAGATTTACGGGATCTGGTCACCACTCATCGGGGAGTCTTCCCGTGTGTGCACACATCCGGATAACTGGAAGCTGGTAAGACGTAAACCGGAAGCGGAAGACAGCGCCCGCGAAAATGGTTTTGACCTTCAGGGCGGCCCTGCCGCCCCTTGGACTCGTGGCAATAACTGTCCCCGTGTACAGGAAACAGGCAACAACGGGACAGAACAGCCGGAAGAACGGCCAGCACCGTGGCCGCAGCTTCCTGACGGCGTTGAAGTAAATGAATGGATGCGCTCACTGAAACGGCACGAACGCCGGGCGCTGATGCGTTCGCTTCGTGACAAACAGGCAAAAAACAGCAGCGATGAAATGCAGAACTGGACACAGAGCCGCAAACAGCAGCGGCCTTTGCCTGATAACCACGAGTTACTCGCTAAAGAATGGCGGGAGTCTGCTGAATCTCTCGGCCTGCATATCGGTGAACAACAGATGCAGCACCTGTTACGGGGCGGCAGTCTGTACGTTGACGGCAGCATCATTGCACCGCAGGGATTTGAAATTGTACGCAAACCGGATACCCGCCCGGACAGCCGAATCACGCAGCTCTGGCAGCGTCTGAGCCGTAATCATGGCGTAAGCAGCACGGAGATCCGCCATAACCCGGTCGCCAGCTATCTGGCACAGCTGGGGGCATCAGACCCTGAAGCCGCCGCACGCCTGGCATCCACACTTCAGCAGGACCAGAACACCATGAAAACACCCGTTACCGTGCTTTCTGACATGCTGCGCGCCATCCGCGACGCAGAGCACGCACAGAGAATCAGTGAAACCACTGAACGCGCCAGCCGCAAAGCAGACCTGCTGCGGGGTGGCCTGACCAGTGGAAACAAAAAACAGACAGAAACGGGACTCACGAATCCCGTAAATGAGCAAAAAACGCGCAGCGATATATGAGGCGCGCACAAAACAGGCAAAAACGGGATTTCAGAATCCCGTAAACGATTAATTAATCAACATAAGGAAAACCGACATGAAAATTTACATCGACGACGGCTCCACCAACATCAAGCTGGCATGGACTGAGAACGGCGAACGCCGCAACGCCATCAGCCCGAACAGCTTCAAGTCGGAATGGTCTGCGCCGTTCGGTGGCTCGCAGCCTGCTAACTACATGCTTGATGGCGTGCGCTATGGTTTTGATCCGGTCAGCGATCGCTTTGTCCAGACGACCGACACGCAATACCAGTACAGCGATGTGAATGTCATTGCCATTCATCACGCGCTGGTCAAATCAGACATCACGCCACAGGAAGTGGATGTGGTTGTTACCCTGCCACTGAGCGAATATTTCGACACAAACGCACAGCCGGACATGGCCAACATCAACCGCAAAAAAGCGAACGTCATGCGCCCGGTGGAGTACCAGAACGGCGAAGCATTCACTATCCGTAACGTACGGGTTATGCCTGAATCCATTCCGGCTGGCTTTAAAGCACTGGCTGACATGAGTCCGTTTGAATCCCTGCTGATTGTGGATTTGGGCGGAACCACGCTGGATGTGGCAAAGGTTCAGGGGCAACTGGCAGGTATCAGCCAGGTGTTTTGCGATCCACACGTAGGCGTTTCTCTTATGGCCGATGCCGTACTGTCGGTGATGGCCACTAACGGTATGCGCACCAGTCACCACATCGCCAATACCATTATCGAACATCGCCATAATGAAGCCTGGCTGCGCCAGCACATCCACAATGACGCGCATTACGCCAGCCTGATGGCGGTTATTCGTGAAAAGGAAGAAACACTGAAACAACGCGTGATCCGCGCGCTGGCGGTTTTTTCGGGTTACGGGCGGGTGATGGTTGTCGGTGGCGGGGCGGAGATTGTGGCACCCGCTATCCGCGAAGCCTGCGGAGTTAATGCGACTTTCATCGCGGACGGGGTGCCACAGTTTGCTCTGGTTAATGGGCTGTACGCAATGGACAAGGAGTAAACCAATGACGACACCAACCAGACGGATAAGTTTCTATCTGAAGCCCGCCGCCGTCAAGAACGAAGGAGAAGCATGCGCCTGGCTGGACAGCCTTACACCAGAAGCCCGCAAAAGCGGCCAACGCGTGGCTTTTCTGGCCGGGCTGGCACTTCTGAAGACGAATCCGGCAGAGGCTTACCGACTGGCCGCATGGGCTGATGATGAGATGTTACCTGTGACACAAATCAGCTCAAAAAAGTTTGAAGCACAGTCTGCACCAGTGGCTAAGATAACCAGCCAGATGGCTGGGAATATCCGGGCGTTATTTCCTGAGTAA